GCCATGAACCACCGGAAGAGACGTAATAAATCTCCCGCACTCTAAGCACGTAACCTCCCCGGACAGAATCACGAACCGCTGTGGTTGTGATGTCGATAATCTCTCCGTAATTGACGGCCAGATTATTGCCCGGAATCATGGAAAATGAATCCATCGTCAGGCCGCCTCTTACCGTTTTTGATCCACGGCCTAATCCAAAGGTAAATTTGGACGCTGTTGAACCGGACAGCGGTATCGAAAATCCCGCGAAAGAACTGTAATTATGCTGACCCTGCGGCCCTTCAAAGGTAAACGTGGTCGTACTGTGTGCAGGAGAACCGGAAGCTGCCGACGTTGAACTGGTTGCATAAAGTCCGGCATATTGAACAGAGGTGCTGCCGCTTCCC